GATGACTGGCAAGTTTGGGCAAAGCCGATGTTATATGCTTTGCTAAAAGATTTGCAAATGTTAGAAAAAATGAAGCTTGCTGATTTAGCAGCATTAGACGGTGCTATCAGTCATATTAGACTTTGGAAGTTAGGTTCATTAGAACATCGTATTTTACCAACTGAGGAAGCTATAAGCAGACTTGCTGATATGCTTATGAACAATGTTGGTGGTGGCAGCATGGATCTTATTTGGGGTCCAGAAATAGATGTTGTTGAAACAAAAACAGATTTAGTAAATTTCTTAGGCGAAGAAAAATATAAACCAATCTTAAATTCTATTTATGCAGGACTTGGTATTCCTCCTTCATTAACAGGACTACCAGTAGGTTCTGGGTTTTCAAATAACTACATCAGTTTGAGAACTTTAATTGAAAGACTTCAGTACGGCAGAGATGTTGTAACTGAATTTTGGGAAAGAGAAATTAAACTTGTTCAAATGGCTATGGGCTTTAAATTACCAGCCCAAATAGTCTTTGATCATCAAACTTTATCCGACGAAGCTGCTGAAAAGAGATTGTTAATAGAACTTGCAGATAGAGATATTATTAGCGAAGAAGCTGTTCAGGAAAGATTTAATCTTATACCAGAAATAGAAAGCGTTAGATTACGCAGAGAACGAGATTATAGAAAACAAGATATGCTTCCTCCTAAAGCTTCACCATTCCATAGTCCACAGCATAAAGAAAGTGTTGAAAAGTTATTTGCTCAATTAGGTATTTTATCTCCAGAATATTTTGGAATAAAAGATCCAAATGCAAGTTTACTTATACAAACAAGTCCAACTAAAAATACAGAAGAGCAACCAAAGGGCGAATCTGGACAAGGCAGACCTCAAGGAAAGACAGATACGCTACCAAGGAAGAGAAGAACTATTAAACCAGCTATGGCATCAGATTTTGTAGACAGACTTAATTGGGCAGAGCAAACCCAAAAAACTATAGCTGAAATTGTACAACCCGCATATTTAAAAAGTGTTAACAAGAAAACTCTTAGGGATCTTTCTGTTGCTCAAATAAATGAATTTGAACATATAAAGTTTGCTTTGCTTTGCAGAGTTGAACCAGATCAAAAAGTAACAAAAGCTTTTGTTCATAATTCATTAAAAGAAAAAATAGAAATACCTTTTGAAGTAGAAGATTTCTTTAAGACTTGCATGGCTAAATACTTAGAAAAAACTGGAAATTTACCAACATCAGAAGTAACAAGAAAGATACAAGCTTCTGTATATGCAATGCACACAATCGGCTTACAAAAGACCGATAATATTGATAACTCTGCATCGTAGATATCACGAACTAATAGATAATGTTCAGCATATCTATAGATGTAGAATTTTCTTTAAACACAGCCCCATTATTTATATTTTGTGGGCTGATCCAGAAATTTCTAAAAAATGGATTTTAGACGATTTAAAAAAAAGGAAATTGATTCATGATATTATTTACAGAGAAACTTTGGACAAAGTAGGAAATACCAGTTTTTATGAGAGTATAAATTTTAGAAAAGCTCTTCCTATTATTTTTCAAGAACATGGAGATAGTTGTTTTGTTATTGTTCATGCTACAGATACAAGAGTTAGTCCGGTTGCTTATAAAATTTTTGAAAAACAAATCAATGATGGTTTTTTAGCATCTGTATTTAAATGGAATAATGATTATTTAGAAGCTTGGAAAACAGCAGTTTTTGCAATAACAAATAATAAACACTCTTGGCCACCAGTATTAAGCAATAATCATGGAGATGTATTAGAATCTGCTTGGCCAAAGTCATTAAGTTATGATATAAAAAATAAAATAAAAGTTAATAAATATTCAGATAATATTTTATTTGAAAGTAAAAATACAACTGAGTATTTACCGGAATTTGAAGACAAACCTCAGTACTGTAATGACACAACATATTTATATATAAATGGTTATATACCTTGGTATAAAAGAATACTTAATTGGTTTGGTGTAATTTTTAAAAGAGGTGAACCATGATTGAAGCATATAAAACAGAAATTGAAGACGGCGTTTCTGAACTTGTTAAAGCAAGTAATTCTATTGCTTTTGATATGGTGGCTTCTGTATCTTCTGCACAAGAACAAGAGTTTGTTAAAAACAAATCTAATAGAACAGTAGCTGAAATAGCAAAAGCAGAAAACAAAAACCAAGAAGACTTATATTATTTAAAGTCTATTTTGGTTAGTACTGGCTGGAATAAAAACGATGATGTTTTTGATTCTCAAGAAATGTGGACTGCTAGAAATACCCCAGAAGACAAACCATTTAATTTAGAACACAATCAAGACATTATCATTGGTCATATTACTGGTTGTTATCCAGCAGATGAAAATGGATTGCCGATTAATGCTGAATCTGCACCTGAAGATTACAACATTGTTACTTCTGCTGTAATTTATAAAGAATGGGAAAATCCAGAAAAAAAATTACAAATACAAAATATAGTTAATGAAATACCAAAAGGTGGCTGGTTTGTTTCCATGGAAGCTTTGTTTAGCAATTTTGATTATGCGGTTACTGATGGAGCAAGAACTAGAATTATAGCTAGAAATGAAGCCACTTCATTCTTAACTAAATATTTAAGGGCGTATGGCGGTACTGGTGTTTACGGTAACCAGAAGATAGGTCGTGTTTTACGAAATATTATATTTTCTGGAAAAGGACTTGTGCGAAAACCGGCTAACCCCGAAAGCGTGATACTCCAAACCGAAGCAAAAACTATCGATTTGGGGTATGAAAGTCTTGAGACTCCAGAAGTTAAGGAGAATATTTCAATGTCTGAACAGATTGTCGAAAAGGTTGAGGCAACTGAGATGGAAAAGAAGGTTGAAGTAGCTGTTGAAAATACAGTAAAACTTGAATCTGAACTTTCTGAAGCTGTTGCCAAGGCCAATCTTATGCAGCAGGAGCTTGCTAAAGCTACCGAAGAGTTGCAGAAGATGAAAGATGAAAAGAAGAAGAGTGATCGAATTTCTCTTGTTGCAGAAAAGCTTGGCATATCCAAGACCGAAGCAGAAGAGATTGTCGCTCTTACTAACAACCTTGAAGATGAGTCATTTGCTGGCGTTGTTGCCAAACAGAGTGATTATCTTTCTAAGAAAATGGCAGAGTATGAAGCAGCTGCCAAGAAGATGAATGAAGAACTCATGATGTTGAAGAAGGCAGCAGAAATGATGCCTAAAGAAGACATGAATGAGAAAGAAGAAACTTGCTCCTGTCCAAAAGCAGCTATGGCTGAAGAAGACAAGGCAGAAGTAGTTGCTACCGAAGAAGTTTTGGAAAATGCAGAAGTTAAGGAAGAGGTAGCTTTAAACGCTCCTGCTCTTAATAATGTAGATCCAATTCAGACTGTAGCTTCTCAGATTGCTTCATATCTTGGTGTTGAAATTGAAAACCTTGGCAAGAACGAAGAATAAGGAGAAAAACTCTCATGGCTCTTAAACCAGATCGTAACATCGTTGTAACTGACATTAGCAATATCTGCAATATTGCTATCGAAAAGGGCGAAGTACTCGTTTTCAGCGTTTCCGGTTCCGGTGCGTTGAATGACGATGTAGCTACTGTAACTAGGGCTACCAATCCTTCCGGCCTTGTTCCAGCTGGTCTTTCTTTGGCCGATATGGTTTCTATTGACATTACTCGTCAGCACAGAAATTGGCACAAAGACGAACAGCTTCTTGGTGAAAAACTCCCTCTTCTCACAAAGGGTTGGGTTGTCACCGATAAAATCGCTTCTGGCGTTTCGCCAGCAGCTGGTGACACTGCTTATCTTACTTCTAACGGTACTCTTACCGACACCCAGACCTCTGGCACTCCAAAGGTCGGTCAGTTCCTCGGTGGAATTGATGCTGATGGGTATGCAAAAGTATTTATTGACCTTCCAATCGTATAATTAGAGAGGAGATAATAGAATTATGAAGACTCCAACTCCAGAAATGGTAAAACTTGCTGAACAGGCTGGTAGCAACAATTATGAAGTTGCTGTAGCTGCTCAGAAAGAACTTGCAAAGGCTCTTACCCTTCCTTTGCGTCAGGGCGTTTTGAAGGGTGACATTCTTGGAAACATCTTTGAACAGGTTGTTTTCCAACCAGGTACTTCCGTAGAATTCCCATTGGATTTCTTGGCTCCTGGTTCTGAGAAGGATTTCATCGCTTATACCATTCCTTCCCAGGGTCGTATTCCTGAACGCCATGTAGAAGGCGATTACTTGACTGTTCAGACCTATGAAGTTGGTGCTTCCATCGACTTCTCCCTTAAGTATCTTCGTGATGCTCGTTGGGATATCGTAGGTCGTGCAATGCAAGTTCTCGAAGCTTCTTTTACCCGCAAGAATAACAATGATGGCTGGCATGTTATCATTGCTGCTGGTAAAGGTCGCAACTTGCTTGTAACTGATAGCGTTGCTACCGCAGGATACTTCAGCAAGCGACTTGTTGCTTTGATGAAGACTGTAATGCGTAGGAATGCTGGCGGTAATAGCACCTCGATTAATCGTGGTAAATTGACTGACCTTTATGTATCTCCAGAGGCAATGGAAGACATTCGCACTTGGGATATTGATGAGGTTGATGACTTTACTCGTCGTGAGATTTTTGTATCTCAGGATGGCGGTTTCTCTCAGATCTTTGGCGTAAATCTCCATGAGATCGATGAGCTTGGCGTTGGTCAGGAATACCAGCTTTACTATACCTCTACCTTGTCTGGATCTTTGTCTGGCAAGAGTGAGTTGGTTGTTGGTCTTGACCTTGAGAAGCGTGACAGCTTCGTAATGCCTGTTCGTCAGGAAATTGAGATCTTTGAAGATCCTACTTTCCATCGTCAGCGTAGAATGGGCATGTACGGTTTCGGTGAACATGGCTTTGCAGTTCTCGATAATCGTCGTGTTCTCTTGGGTGCTTTCTAATAAAGCTTCCAATATAAAAATCAATAAAGGGTGGGGCGAAAGCCCTGCCCTTTTTTGTTGCATATACAGTTTTTTTGTATAAAATATGGATATAGGAGGATTAATATGGAAACTTGTAGTGCTAGATCAACAGAATTTAGAATAGGCACAAAACCACTAACTAATGTCATAGCTTTTCATAATAAAAATTTTCCAAGTAACATTTCTTATACAGATTTCGGCGAAAAGGTTTTTGATTTAGAAAACATTAAAAGACATTTTGCTTTTCAAGAATTTTTAAAAAAATCTTCAGAAATGGATGCTTATGAGTATTATATTTTTTTAGAAAAATCTCAAAAGTTGTCAAAGTATTTTTTTAATAACTTGTCTCTTTGGCCTCCATTATTAAGATATCAAATAGACTTAGCCGTACTTAAACCATGTACTGGTCCTATTTTTGATTCTAAATCTTCTCATTATTCAACCACTTCTTTTTTAGAAGAAGATACAAGTG